TATAGGTGTGTGCGGGTTTATTGGTTCGCGCAAAGATACTATTGCCGATTATCTGGTTAATTTCCACGAATTTAGAAGAGAAAGTTTTGCTAACACGCTGAAAGATGCTGTGTCAGCAGTATTTGGTTGGGACAGAACCATGCTGGAAGGGCGCACCAAAGCGGCCCGTGAATGGCGTGAGCAGGTAGATCCTTGGTGGGCAGAACGCTTAGATATGCCTAATCTTACTCCAAGATACATATTGCAATATTGGGGTACAGAAGTATGTCGCAAAGGGTTTCACGACGATATTTGGATCGCCAGTTTAGAAAACAAACTACGCAATAGTCCAGACGATGTGGTAATTTCGGACTGTAGATTTCCTAACGAAATTAAATCAATTCGCGATGCTGGCGGCATTATTGTATGGGTAAAACGTGGCGAATTACCTGAATGGTATGATACTGCTGTGCAGGCAAATCAGGGTAATAATGTGGCAATCAACGAGTTAAAAATGAAGAAAATCCATGCTAGTGAAACTAGTTGGGTAGGTACAGACTTTGATGTAGTATTGGATAATAACGGCAGTATAGACGACTTATACGCTGAAGTTAGAAGTCTGGTGTTAGATCTCCTTGCCGCCACTTCACTCCCTCGCGGTGTAAAGACCGTTGACAATTTGCACACACAGTTTTAAGGTTAGCGGGTCTACAGTTAGTTAAATCTCCGTCTACGTGGAAGACATTAAACACTTCTTTAAACTTACTTTTGTACCCGCATTTTTCGCAATAATCTTTTTGTCTATAACCTAGTCTGTACCACACAGGCATACCTTGACTAGTGCCGCTGGCACAACCATCGCACTTAGTTCTATAATAAGCACGTTTACCCTTGTAATAGTTTATAGCACAGGGTTTCTTTTGACAGATCTTGCATAAAGGTCGCATAAACTATTTATACCACCCCTTTTCGGACCCTTTTCATGGTTGTATAACAGAGCATTTTACCGAATCTCCGCTAAATATTGTTAGAGCTTAAAAGAAGAGCTAATTAGGAGATAAGGATATGGCTTTAACTTCCCCAGGCGTACAGGTTTCCGTAATTGACGAAAGTTTTTACACACCTGCTGAACCCGGTACACGCCCACTGTTTATTGTTGCTTCGGCACAGGACAAAACTAACGGTGCTGGTACAGGTACAGCATCAGGTACACTAGCCGCTAACGCCGGCAAGGTTTATTTAATTACAAGTCAACGTGATTTAGTTGACACATTTGGCGACCCAACATTCCGTGTTGACGCTAACAACAATCCAATACATGCGGGTGAGTTGAACGAATACGGCCTACAAGCCGCTTACAGTTATTTAGGTGTAAGTAATAGTGCATTCGTTGTTCGCGCTGACTTAGACTTGGAAAAACTAGTGGCAAGCGCAGACGCTCCAGGCGGTGCACCAGCAGATGGTACATTCTGGTTAGACAGCGATGCAACTACATATGGTATTTTTGAATGGAACGGTGCTGCCGCTACTTCAACAGGCGGACAGAGTTTTACTAACAAAGTTCCAACAATCGTTACAACTGGTACTCCAGCAAACAGCGTTGGTGCAGTTGGTACATACGCAATTTCATACAATGCTGACAACACATCAACTGGCCACTTGGTAAAAGTTTATTACAAGAGCCAATTTGAAGATGATGGTTCAGTTGGTACAGCAACATGGGTACAGATTGGTTCTAGCGCATGGGCAACAGCTCATCCTGTGGTAACTCCAACTGCTACTGTTAGTGCCGCACCATATACTTCAGGCGCTATGACTATTGTAGTAAACGGCGTAACACCTGGATCATCTGTGCCATTCTCGGGCGGAACAGCCACAGAAGTAGCAACAGCATTAGATGGACAAGTTCCAGGAGTAGGTGCTCGTGTTGTGAATGGTCAAGTGCATTTATTTGCAACTACAAACGATGTTAACAGTATCGAAGTTACCAGCGCAAGTACAAACATTTCTCAACTAGGTATTGTTGCTGGAACATATTATGCTCCAGATTTCAAGATTAGTCCGCATACAGACGTTCCATTATGGAAGCGTAATAAGAGCGGAAACATTGCTCGTCCTACAGGTTCTGTATGGATGAAGACAACTGAACCTAACTTAGGTGCTCGTTGGAGAGTTAAGATTTACAACGGTACTACACAGTTATGGGACGAAGCCAGTGCTCCGTTGTATGCTACTAACCAAGCGGCAAACTACGGTATTGACCCAACTAAGGGCGGTATTGGTATTCCTGTTAATTCTGTGTATGTACAATACAATTACGATGAATTTGCACAGCCTTTAGCAGAATTCCGTGTAATGCGTAGAGCACGTAGCGGTTCAACAGTAGTTAATACAGTTCAAATTGGTTTAACAACATTAACTTCTGGACAAGATTATGCTATTAGCCTTGGTGCTGGACAAGCAGGTAGTGCTACACTAGCGCAAGGTGTTGTAACATTTACTGCATCAGGTGTGGCCGCAACAACAGCCGCAAACATCGCAGCCGCAATTAATAGTGCTAACATTGGTGCTATTGAAGCCAGCGTAACCTCAGACAACCGTGTTAAGATTGAAAACACAGTTGGTGGCGATATTCGTTTTGCTGACGTTGGCGACAGCGCAACAGGTGCTTCAGCAGTTGGTAGACTAGGATTTATCAGCGAGAACACTAACGTTTATATTCTAGGCGAATCTGATGCAACATACGAGTATGTTGCTTCTAACTGGATTCCACGTACATTTGCTGGCACAACACAAAGTTATTTCATTGACACAGCCGCTCCAACTACACTAGTTGCAGACGGCGAACTATGGTATAGTTCAGTTGTTGATGAAGTGGATATTATGGTACACGATGGTAGTACTTGGGTAGGTTATGGAAAGGCCGTTGGCGGTTATCCAAACACAGACCCAGCAGGTCCTATTGTAAGTGCTTCTGAACCAACAATGTTCGCAGATGGCACTACAGAAATCAATGCAGAAGCAGATGGACAACTTTGGATCGACACCAGCGACATTGAAAACTATCCAGTAATCAAACGTTGGAACGGTGATACATTGAAGTGGGTAACATTAGACACATCAGATCAAACAACAGAAAACGGCGTATTATTTGCCGATGCACGTTGGGCAACTAGCGGTGGCGAAATGAACCCTAGCACAATCGCAGACTTATGGAATAGCGATTTCCTAGACTTCGATGCTCCAGATCCTGCACTATATCCACGTGGTATGATTCTATTCAACCTACGTCGCAGTGGCTTCAACGTTAAGCGTTTCAAGCGCAATTATGTTGACCTACAAGCAGACAACGGACGTATGGGCGATGTATCAATGGAAGCCTACTATCCACATCGTTGGGTTACTGAATCTGGTAACCAAGCAGATGGTAGCGGTTCATTTGGACGTCATGCACAGCGTAAGGTTATTATCCAAGCATTACAAGCATTGGTAAACAGCAACGAAGATATCCGCGATACAGAAGTTCGTTCATTCAACTTAATGGCTTGCCCAGGATATCCAGAGCTAATTGGCGAAATGGTTTCATTGAACTATGACAGAGGTTTAACAACTTTTGTTGTAGGCGATACTCCTCCACGCTTAACTCCAGATGCTACAACAATTAACGACTGGGGTAACAACGTTGCTCTAAGTCTACAAGACGATGATAACGGACTTGTAAGTTACGATGAATACTTAGGTGTGTTCTATCCATGGGGCTTTACAAGTGACAATGCAGGACGCGATATTGCTGTTCCTCCAAGTCACATGATTTGCCGTATGATTGCACTAAGTGACCAAGTAAGTTATCCATGGTTTGCACCAGCAGGAACACGTCGTGGCGGCATTACTAACGCAACAGCAGTTGGTTATGTAACAGCAGAAGGCGAGTTCCAATCAGTTGCTCTAAATGAAGGACAACGTGATACATTGTATAACGTAAAAGTTAACCCAATCACATTCTTCACTGGAGCAGGTTTAGTAAACTTTGGACAGAAGACTCGTGCAAGAAACGCTTCTGCCCTAGATAGAATCAACGTAGCACGTTTGGTAATTTACCTACGTAGCCAGTTGAACAAACTTGCTAAACCATACATCTTCGAACCTAATGACAAGATCACTAGGGACGAAATCAAGCAACAGGTTGAAAGTCTGTTGTTAGAGTTAGTCGGACAACGTGCTCTATACGACTTCTTAGTTGTTTGTGACGAAAGTAACAATACACCTAACAGAATCGATAGAAACGAATTGTATGTAGACATTGCTATTGAACCAGTTAAGGCTGTGGAATTCATTTACATTCCAGTACGCTTGAAGAATACTGGCGAGATTGCAGGGCTATAAGGCTAAGATAAATAATTACAGGAGATTATAGAGAATGTCTATTTCAACACTAAGCAGATTATCGGTGCCCTTAGCCAGTGACCAGTCAGCAAGCTCTCAAGGCTTGTTGATGCCTAAACTGTCTTACAGATTCAGAATTTCATTTGAGAATTTTGGGGTATCAACACCAACAACAAACTTAACCAAGCAAGTTGTTGAAGCAAAACGTCCAGAAGTAACATTTGATTCTGTAGAATTACCAGTGTACAACAGCCGTGTTTACATGGCTGGTAAACACAAGTGGAACCCAATCACATGCAAATTGCGTGACGATGCCACAGGTGAAGTGCAAAAGTTAGTCGGTGAGCAACTACAGAAACAATTTGACTTTTTTGAACAAAGTTCGGCAGCATCTGGTATTGACTATAAGTTTACTACTAGATTAGAAATGTTGGACGGTGGTAACGGTGCTAACGTTCCTACAGTTTTAGAAACTTGGGAAATTTATGGATGCTTCTTAACAACAGCATCTTATGGTACTGTAAACTACGGTAGTAACGACGCAGTAACTATTGATTTAACTATTCAGTACGATAACGCAATCCAGAGCCCACAAGGCACTGGCGTTGGTACAGCAGTAGGAAGAGCTCTAGGAACTCTCGCTACAGGTGGATAATTAGTTCCGGGAGCAATATAAAAGGACACTTCGGTGTCCTTTTTCTTTATCTGCACACTTTTTCTTAGCCGATAAATAATTATATGGCAAACATACTCAACGGATTTTTAAACAACGTAGGACAAGGACTAGGTAACCCTAAAGGTACGCTAGGCGATTTCCAACACGCGGCAAGACTTTATAATAGTCAGGCTATGCGACTTGCTCCCAAAGGCAAGTGGATGTATCACGTGGTATTCAACATTAATCCACGTGCTTTAGGATCAGCAAAATTTGATATTCAGAAACACGGTACTGCTATCAATATGTTGGTTAAGTCTATTGATCTTCCTAAGTTTAGAGCTCAGGTTGAAAAGCCAATACAATATAACAGAAAAAGACAAATCCATACTAAGTTAGAATATGATCCAATTAGCGTTGGATTTCATGATGACAACTTTGGCCTAACAACAAACCTATGGGCTATGTATTATGGTTATTATTTTGCAGACAGTAAACATGGCGGTAGTGCAGGATCATCTGCCGCAGGATCATTATTGTCTGGTGTAGGAAATTTAATAGCAGGCTTTATACCTGGAAGCAATGGACTACTAGGCGCAGTTAAAGGATTCCTAGGTAGCTCAGATGCAGGTGTGCCTGCCGCTTATCAGCGTAATAGTTACAAAGGCTCCGCACTAAACACATATCGTTATGGCCTAGATAATGGTAGCGGTGCTCCTTTCTTTAGTAGCATTCAAATATTCCAATTAGCAAGACATCAGTATCAGAGTTATACATTAATTAATCCAGTAATTACAAGTTGGAGTCATGACAGTCTTGCTACCAGCAGTACAGAAGCATCTGGT